TGATAGTTTGTTTGGAGAAACATGTAATTCTGAATTATATGTAAATCCGGAAACAAATGAAGTTTCTACAACAGATAAACCAGGATTTAAGAATGGATGCGGATGTATCCTTAGATCCAAGACACGAGTACCAGATGCACACTGCCCTTTAGGCAAATGATAACAATGAAAATGTAATGATAATGAAAAATGTTTTATTTAATGGAGATGCAAAAGACATCTTAATTGAAGGAGTGAATTTAATAGGCGATGCTGTGTCAACAACATTCGGACCTAATGGAAAAAATGTTATAATCAAAGGACTCTCAGGAGTGTATATAACAAAGGATGGAGCAACCGTTGCAAAATATGTAAACGATGATGATCCATTTATTAGTACAGGTATTGAACTTATAAAAGGTATTGCAACTAAAACAGCAACTGATGTTGGAGATGGTACAACCACTGCAACTATTCTTGCTCAAACTTTAGTTAATACTTTAAAAGATAAGACTGAAAATCCAATTGCTATAAGTAGAGAGTTAGATAAAGAACTCAAACAAGTTATAGAATATTTGGAAAAGAATAAAAGAACAATCACAAGTGTAGAAGACTTAATTAAAGTTGCCACAGTATCTACAAATAATGATATTGAACTTGGTAAACTTGTAGCTGAAACTTATTTTAAAGTTACAAAAGATGGAGTAGTAACTATAGAAGATTCACAAGATACACATAATTCAGTTGTGTTTTCACAAGGAGTTAAAATTGAATCAGGATATAACTCACCATACTTTGTTAATACAACTAAGAGTACATGTGAACTAGAAAATGTATTAATTGCAGTTTTTAGAATACCTTTAACTGAGATTAAAGATATTGACGAAGTATGTAGTAGAGCTATGAGAGAAAAGAAAGCACTTCTTATTATTGCTCCAAAAATGGAATCCACAATACTAAGAACTCTAGTACATAATAATAATACAGGAAATCTAAAGTCTTGTTTTATTAGTTCACCCGGACATGGTATCTATAGAGAAACTTTACTTGATGATATCGAATGTATTGCTTCTACTTCAGTTTGTGAAAAAATTATAGTATCAAAAGATACTACATATCTAATAGGATGTGAATCTAACCAATCGGTTATTGATGCTAAAATATTAGAAGTAAAAAATACACTTAGTTGTAGTACAACTGAGTTTGAAATGACGTTTCAAAGAAAGAGATTAGCTAATTATATTGGTGGTATAGCTACTATATTTGTTGGTGGATATTCTCAAGTTGAAATACAAGAAAAGAAAGATAGATTAGAAGATGCTATTTGTGCGGTTAGAGCTGCTATGACAGATGGTATATTACCTGGTGGAGGTTTCTCATTACTTAGAGCTGCTAAACTTTTAGACTTAAAATATTTAAGTAAAGTATTGGTAATGCCTAATTTAATACTATCTGAGAATAAAGCAGATGGTATAGATATTTTCAATTTCTGGGAAGGTAAAGACTATAAGACTAGACAAATTGGAGACATGTATGAAATGGGAATCGTAGATCCTTTCCTAGTAACAAAGATAGCTTTAGAAAATGCAGTATCAGTAGCATCACTGATCTTAACTAATGGATGCACAATATTAAATATAAATTAAAAAATGACAATGATTATGGAAAAAGAAATTATGCCCCTTGGATTAAATATATTTGTACAGCCTTATGCTGTTAATCCTTATTTGCAAGTAGTATCTGCTGGTGGACTACAATTAACTAATGGAGAGTTTCAAAATCCTGATAGTGGAGAAGTTGAACAACTAACATCACATATTAAATGTGGAATAGTTTTAGAAGTTGGAAAAGATTGTAAACAAGTAAAAGTTGGAGATGATGTATTTTATAATGCGCATACAACTACACCAATTCCTTTTATGGGAAGGGGTTTTATACTAACACACGAACCTGGTGTTATGTGTATTATAAATGAAGGGTTAAAAGAAAGATTTAAAAACAATTAAACTATACAATTATGTATAATAATGAATGATTACAATTTGTAATAATGCAAAAAGAAACACTATGATTAATGAACAACGAAACAACGATAAGCAGTTTTTCCTACCTGGAGATGTAGTAAGTCTTAGACAAGATGTACCAAATAAACCCACTATGATTGTGGTAAAAAAAGTTACTAAAACTATTAGAACTTCTGATGTAAAGAATGATTTCTTCCAAGGAATTCAATGTATGTGATTCACAACAACTGGGGAGATTGTAAAAGATACTTTTAATACTAAAGATCTTTTGAAAATACAATAATGAGATCTGGAATATATTTAATTAGAAATATAAATAACAATAAATGTTATATTGGAAGTTCTAATAATTTAGAGTATAGAAAATGTATGCATTTTTCTAAATTAAAACATAATAAACATATAAATCAACATCTTCAAAATTCATATAATAAATATGGAAAAGAATCTTTTATATTTACTATTATTGAAGAATGTGAATGTATGAAAGAAATTCTATTAGATAGAGAACAATATTATATTAATACAATGAATCCTGAATATAATATTTTAAAAATTGCAGGAAGTACATTAGGTTTTAATCATTCTATTGAAACTAAACTTAAAATTAGTAATTCTACAATAGGTATTAAAAAATCTAAAGAACATTGTGAAAATATAAAAAATTCTCAAAAAGGTAAAACTTTAACAGATGAACATAAACAAAAATTATCAGAATCTGCAAAAAATAGAACTAAACAAGGACATACTACTAAAATAAATATAGATGGAATTAACTATGATTCTTTAAAAGAAGCATCAGAGTTATTAGGAATAAAATATAACACTCTTCAAAGAAGATTAGTTAATCCTAATTTTCTAAATTACATTAAATTATAATCACTAAACAATTAAAATGACCGACGAAAAGAAACAAGAATTATTTCCGTATTTCGCTTACACTTATTCTAAACAAATAAATCCAGAGAAATACGGAAATTTATCTTCTGATGAATGACAAACTGTAATACAGGATAGTCCAGAAGATATAGATCAGATTAGCCAGGCTGCTGGACAACTTGCAGATGAAGATTGAGATGCACTCGATCAACAATACTCTCAAGAACAACCTCAAGAAAATCAAGCGCAATATGCTGCAAAAGGAGCCAAAATTAAAAAACTAAAATCTATGAAATGTGGATGTGGTTGTAATATGGTTACTGTTAAAGAAGAAGGTGGTAAAATGTCATCTAAATGTGCTTGTAAATGTGGAGGTAAAATTAAACATCAAAAAGGTGGAAATGTTATACCATTAAAAAATGATGCAACAACTATAGCAAAAAATAAAGAAAGAATTAAATCACGTCCTGCTATTGCAACTAAAGATAGTACAGATGAATTATCTGAAAATTTAGCACATTTATCAATGGATAGTTATACAAGTTCTGGAGATTTAAAAAATCAATATGATAAAAAATTTGATGCAACTGCTTCTGCTTTAACTCGTCAAAAAAATAAAGGAAAATCTGGCTTTGATGCTAATGGATTTCCTAAAAAACAAAATGGTGGAATAATAAACAATAAAAAATCAAACAACATGAAAGAAAATTTAGGATCTATTCAAAGTATATTAGATTCATTTAAAAAAGGTGGTAAAATGAAATGCCAAAATGGTGGAGATCTAAGTCCTAAATCAGCAATAGTTGCTAAGAATGGTTCTAAAGCTCCTAAAAGAATTACAACAGAAAATAAATCTGTTGAAATAGAAACCGCTAAATGTGGAAAAAAATTAGCTAAGAAACAAGTTGGTGGTAAAGTTAAAGCATCTATTAATACTGCTGCTTCTGCAACTAGTAAATTACCAAAAATGAATTCTCAAAGTGGAGCTAATTCAAGTACTGTGCCAACAAATCCTGATGGATCTGCAAAAGCTCCAGCAAGAATTAAAAAAGGACAAACTGGAATTACAGCACCAGCACCCAAAAAAAATAAATTGCCAATTGTAAATGGTAAAAAAGTTCCTGATGATGGAGCTGACTACTCTGTACAAGGTCCAGCAAATAAATCTGAAAAGGTAAAAAAATCTTTTTCTCCTAAAAAATAAAAATTATGAAATTTTTTGTATATGATAATGTAAATGGAAATGTATCTCTCGAAGACACAAGTATACTTTTAATAAAGGAATTTGAAGCTTTGTTAGAAGATAATAGAAATAAAAGTAGTGCCGACAAAACGGGTAAAAAACGGTTGAGAGCATTTAAAGAATTTAAATTTATATATCTGTTCTTTGATTGAGAAAGTCCTTATTTTCAATATACAGAACAAGATAAACATGCAGAGGCTATGAAAGATTCAGGATTGTCAGACGAAGAGTTTGACGATCCTAAATTTAGAATGGCGTGTCAAAAATATGATGAAATCCAAAATTCATCATTAGACATAAAATTATTAAAGGCGGCAATGAATGCTGTTGATAATCAAATATTTTATTTAAGTAATGTAGATTTACAAGAAAGAGATCCTATTACGGGAAAACCAATCTTTAAAAGTAAAGACTTAATTGCTGAGATTAAAGGCTGTAAAGATTTAATATCTACTTTACGTGAATTACAAGTTCAAGTTAAGAAAGGATTAGAAATTGAAAGTAACGTAAGAGGTAATACTGAAATTGGATTATTCGATTAATTATGAAAGGATTTATATATAAATTAATATCACCAAGTGGTAAATGTTATGTTGGACAAACAGTCAACATGAAAAAAAGATTGAGTGAATATAAAACATTTCATAATTGTAAAAATCAGAAAAAACTATTTAATGCTATTAAGAAATATGGTTTTAATAATTTTGAACATAGTATATTAGAAGTAATAGATTTCGAATTAAAATCAGAATTACAAGATAGATTGAATGAATTAGAAATTGAATATATTTCAAAATATGATTGTGTAAAAACTGGATATAATATATGTAGTGGTGGAAATCAACATAGATTAGGAGTAAAAGAAACTGAAGAACAAATTCAAAAGAAAAAAGATCGTTGAACTGATGATATGAAAAAGAATCAATCTGAAAAATTTAAAGGAGAATTAAATCCAAGATTTGGAAGTTCTGAAAAAACTTATTCAAAAAAAGTTAATCAATATGATAAAACTGGAAAATATATAAAAACTTGAGAAAGTGCTGCAATTATTGAAAGAGAACTAGGTTATAGTGCTAAAAATATAGGTAGTGTTTGTTTAGGAAAGAATTTAACAACATGTGGGTTTATTTGAAAATTTTATATTGATTCTAAAGATAATATAATTCCAGAAAAAAGCAAAAGAGGAAAACAATCAACTAAAGGAATTCATACTATTTCTATAATACAATATTCAAAAGATAATATTTTTATTAAGGAATTTGTTAGTATAACTGATGCAGAAAAAGAATTAAATATAAATCATGCTAATATTTCAGCATGTGCTAAAGGTAAAAGAAAAACAGCGGGAGGTTTTATATGAAAATACTTGATGGAATAACATGAGATTTTGGTCCAGATGATAAAATTGAATATTTCGATAGTTATAAATCTTTCTTTATGACTAAATATCGCCCTATTAATGATGTTGATGCATTAGACTTTAATCCTGATTGATTTAGAGAAGATGCAATTAACAAATTAAAAACAGGTAGATATAGTCCATCATCTATACCTATGGGTTCTAAAACTCATAGAGATTGATGGAAAGAAAGAATACGTAGATGTAATGAAGGATATGAAGTCAATGGTTATCGTATAACTGGAGATAATTATTTCTTCATTAATTTTTATAACCTTAAATCTTCTGATTCAGAAACAATTAATCAATCTTATGGATTTCCTGAGTTTCTTGTTTTTCAATACGAATATTTCCATTACTTGGAAATGTGTGAAAAATTAAAGAAAGATACTTCAGTACTTAAAAGTCGTGGTATCGGATTCTCGGAAATGGCTTCTAGTTTTATAACTAGACCATATACAACAATTCCTAACTTTCGTTCAGTAGTTTCTACGTTTTCAGAAAAGCATTTGAAACCAACACTTGATAAGATATGGATTCAAATGGATTGATTAAATGAAAATACAGAAGGAGCTTTCAAAAGGGTTAGAATGGTAGCAAATTCTAAGACTCATAAAAGAGCATCTAAGAAAGATAAAGATGGTGGTG